GTCATTTTCTTCCTCCTGCATTTCGAAAACGGGGGAGGCGGTTTCCCGTCTCCCCCTGTCAAGGCTCTCAGCCCTCCGTCGTGTTCGCCGCCGGCACGTTCAGCAGCCCTCTGATCCATGCTTTCGCATCCGCGATGCGGTCAAAGGTCCTGTGGAGCTGGAACCGCTCATGGTCCCCGCTATCCACAAGCAGCGAGGCCGCCCGGCCGTTCAGCGTCGGCGTACCCCAGCTGATCTGTCCCTCGCGGGTCTGCGTCGCCTGGCTCTCTTCCTGGAACTTGATCTTCAGCGTCAGCCACGCCTCGAACTTCCGCACGCCGTTGTCGCGCATCTTACGGATGTACGCAAAGCCGCCGTAAGGCGTCTCATTGTCGCTCACCCACTGCCCGCCGGTGGTCGTGTTGGCGTTCGCTTCCTCGCCCAGCATGGCCACCCGGTCCTCGTCGGACAGGCCCGTGCTTTCAAAGGACGTCGTCAGCCCGGTCAGGCCGTTGTCATCGTCCACGATACGGTCATCGCCGTATAGCGGATTGTTCGCATACTCGCGGTTCACCGTCGCGTTCCGTGCTTCCTGGATCACCCGGCCCGTGCCATACACCGGCATGCTGCCCTCCGTGTGAGAGACCAGCGGAGCCCATACTGGATACATCATCCCGACATTCGGATTTGCCATTTTTTCTACCTCCGTTCAAAAATTAATCCAGACTGAGCATGTCCAGTCTGGATTCTATGCCGCGTTCAATGGCCACGGTTGCCGCACCGGATTTGGCTTTCGCCTTCCGGAAAAACGGCTGTTTCTTCATGAAACTGGTTCCTGAGTTGATTGAATTGGCCACAAGCGGAATCGGCTTTGTCTTTCCGTTGATCGTTCCATATCCCGCCTTTTGCAGGCCGACGCTTGTGTCTACTTGCATTACGTTTTTATGGAACTTTGCGACGCCTTTCTTTGCGTTTACAAGCAAAGCCTTTTCCTCCGGGGATGGCAATCTTTGGCGCCCACCTTTTGCATAGTGGAACTTCTCTGTGGCGATGCCCTGCACCGCCTGGCTGATCGCATCAGCCATTACCGCTGCACCCTCGTACAGCGCAAGCGCGGCCACATCCGCTGCTTTTTCTGGTAGCTTCCCCATTTTCGTGAGAAGCTCATCCAACCCCGTTACTTCAATCTTGAAAGCCATTCCTCATTCCTCCACCTGAAACACCCATTCCCAGTGAAACAGCCCTGTCTCGCGTTCATACGTGTGATGGTTCAGGCTCCAGCAGCCTTCACAGTGCGCCTTCAGCGTATCCGTGATCATTTCCACCCATCCGGCGCCGTCCCGCTTCAGACTGAACAGATCCACACTGCCCTCGTAGGCGATCACCTGCTTCATGTTGTCGCCATAAAGCGCGTCCGCCTCGAAGTCCAGCTGAACAACCCCGTAGCTCACGGTGTCCGGCCTTGTGGCCCATTCGTCCTCCGCCATCGGCAGCACGACGCCCTCCTGGCTCAGACCCTTCAGCGCCTCCACCAGCGCTGTGTACTCTTCAGGCATTCCCATTCACCACGCTTCCGCTGTTGCCGGCCTTCCTGCGGATGGTCAGGATAACACCATTCCATTCCTTGTATGGGTCGGCATTCTCCACGGCCCAGCGTTCCCCGTTGTATTCCAGTTCCCGCTCTCCGTGATAGTCCCTGTCATACGGGATCAGTAGCCTCACCCGCGGATCCAGTCCGGTCCCTTCCGCCTGCGTTTTCTCCGCCTGCGTCAGGCCCATTTCCTGGCATTTGACTTCCCGGCGCTCAGTCACCGGATCCGTCCCGACTTCGTGCGCGTCCGGATCAAACGCGATCAGCACGCAGCTGCTCATCATCCTCATCCGTCCTCCGCCTCCCCGTCGTAATCGGTATAGTGGTGGCTGATCCGCATGGAGCCCTTCATGCTCTCGTATGCCTTCAGCAGATTTTCATAATTGGCAGGGTTCCCGATCCGCATGTTGCACCACGTCGCAATGGCCGTCAGGATGTATTCATCGGTCAGTGTGCTTTCATCGGTGATTTCCCCGCTTTCCGCATCCCTGCTGATGTTAATCTCTCCCGGCAGCACAATCTCCGCCGTGCGTGTCAGATCCAGCGCCGCCGCCTTGATCTGCGTGATAATCTCCGCATCATAAGCGTTGCCGCTCACCGGCAGCATCGCCTTCACTTCCGCGAACATGTTCTCACCTTCTCCCCGCCTTGTATTTCTCGAATAGTTCCCGCGTGTACAGATGCGTCGCCGGGCAATGAGTGTCAATCCACATCTCAAAGCCCGCGCACGCCGCGCGCACACAAAAATGCCGGTCCTCGCCTCTCAGCGCCTGGCGGATATTCGGGATGCGCTCGTAGCTCACTCCGGCCTCGAACACCCTGCGCTTCACCAGCGTCAGCGCGCCCGTCATCCCCACCCGGTACAGTCCCGGCTTTTTCCATTCCTCGCTCATGCCCGCACTCTGGTCTTCCATCCATGCGTTGCACCAGTATTTTCCGTTCGGTGCCTGAGTCCAGAATATTTCGCTCACGATGTCCTTGTCAGCCTTGATCAGGTGGTACAGCGTCCACGGATCCAGCACGATGTCGGTATCAGCTGACAGCCAGTAATCATACCCGCCGTCCAGCATCTTCCGGATCGTCATGTTCCGCAGCCCGCCCATCTTCCACATCAGATCCAGCGTCCACAGGTGGTCGTTGTGCGTCTTCTCATATGCCTCGCCGTTTTCGGCCCGTATGTATTCCGCGTCCCGGATATGCGGGATCACTTCGTCACAGTCATTCACCACGAAAAAGCGGTCCACGCTGAATCCTTCCGGCACCTCCAGTCTGTCCAGCCCTTCCTGGTATGCCTCGAATACGTCCACATCCTGCCGCAGCGGAGCGCAGATCAGAATCCTCTTCATGTGGCCGGTTCCTCCCCCGGCCAGATCGGAACGTGCGCGATATGTCCGCACCTCGCGGTCGGTTCGCACCAGATTTCCGCGCCGATCCTGTTCGCCCTCCAACAGAAAGCCAGGTCCTCGCCGAATTTCACGCCGTTGATAGTTTCCGGTGAGAAGCAGCTGCCGTACTTGCTCTGCACTTCCTTCAGCACCTCCGCGCCGATCATCGTGCATGCCATCCCGCAGCCCTTCACCCGGAACGGTTCCATTCCCCAGCGTTCCACTTTCGTCAGCGGTTCCAGATTGCTGTAGACGCACTTGCCATACGGATGCCTCCGCGCCTGAAAGGCGCCGCACACGAAATCCTTCCCGCAGAATGTCAGCGTTTCCACAATGTTCTCATCGAAAACCATGTCGCTGTCCAGGAAAAGGAGATGCGTGAACCCCTCGTTGATGGCTTTGCAGGCCAGCTTATCCCTTGCAAGATACACCAGTGTTCCGGATGCAATCTCTACATGGTGATTGATCCCTTCCCGGCTCAGGTGTCCCGTCAGGTTCAGCAGGCTCTTCATGAAATCTGCATGGACGTAATCCATGCACGGAACGGCAATCAGCAGTCTGAACGGCTTTTTCATGCTTCCCCCTTGCTTACTTCTTCGTCCGGGTTGTTTTCTTCTGTCTGGTCGCCGTCTCCGGCGTTTCCTTCGCTGCGGCATCTTCCGGCGTTTCGCGCGCTGCAGGCGCCTCCGCCACTCTCACCGCGCTCCCCGTGGAAAGCAGAAAACCGGCCTCCGCCGGGGAGACCTCAACGATCTCCCCGGCTTCGTGCCGGATCCTGGCCGCTCTGAGAAGTTTCAGCTTCATCAGCTCAGCCCTCCGTTATCAGGTCGTTACGGCCGCGGCCTTCTTGACGTTGCAGAAACGTCCGGGGCCGGTGACGCCGTAACCGGCGTACTGACGTCCGACGACCTTTACCAGATCGGCTTCCGCTTCGCTCAGGTCGTCCCACTTGATGATGACGCCCTCGCCTTCCGGATAGTTTACCTGTGCGCCACCAAGATCGCCGACGATCATCCACACTGCGTTATCGCTGGCGCTGGCGTATGCCGGCAGTGCGCTGGTGTACAGCACGGTCAGGCCGTCATATGGATCGACGGCGAAGTTGCCGGCCACGCGGGCGGCGTTGAACGCTGCGGAGCTGAGGCGGTTGATGATTACCACCGGGTTTACAGCTTCGTCGGTCAGGTTTGCTTCGGCTTCCGGAACGACGGTCAGGCTGGGTTCGCCCGCGATTTTCGGGATGCCGATGGCGCTGCCGCTGTGGCTGGTGCCGGCATTCGCGATGCCGCCGATCAGCAGGTCGGACAGCTTCTTCACGATCTGGTAGGTCAGCTCCTCGTAAACGTAGCGGACGAAGGCTTCGCCGCCCATCGCGACCGCTTCGTCGCTCAGGCGGATCCACTTCTTGATGTTTTCGGGCTTCAGCTCGACGATGCCGATGCTCAGGTCTTCCTCAGTCACGGCCGTAGTGCCTTCACCGTGAACGTATGCGGGATCCGCGCTGCGCTCAAAGGCGACCTTCAGGTTGCCGCGGAAGTATGTCTTCCGGACGCGGCTCAGGATGGTGTTGTTTTCCCAGGCGGTGCGGATGATGTCATCCACCAGCACCGGCACCGGAATCTGGCCGCTCGCGGCGGCGTTGGTGCTCAGCAGGGCGCGGCATTCCTCGTCCTTGCCGGTCTTCAGGTACTTCGCAAAAGCGTCCACGTATTCCTGGCTTCCGCGGATTTCATCCACGGTTTTCCTGGCCTTTTCAGCCTTGCGGGTTTCTCCGACGTTGATGCCGGCCGCTCCGCTGGCAATGGCCTTGCGGGTTTCCTCCGCCTTCGCGGCGGCTTCGCGGATCTGCTGGGCGTTCTCGCGCAGCTCATCCATTTCCTTCTTCAGGGCGTCCAGGTCCGCTCCCTCCTGCTCCATCTCCTTCAGGATGGCAGCCTTGCGGGTTTCGATTTCCGCCAGAGTCTTGTACTTCATTGTTTTTTACCTCCTCAAATCATTTCCGCCATAATGGCAATCTGTTTTTTGCTCCGCTCCCGTGCCTCAACGGCAAGGCGCTCCTCCTTAACCTCCGCGATGACTCCCTCGCACAGGTTCCGTGCGGATATTTCAGTCGCATCGTTTGCTGGCAGCGATACGGCAGAAACGTCATAAAGTTTGTCGATCTTCGTGATCTTCCGGTGCACCGTCGTGTTGCCGGTCACCTCATCCTGCTCCACAGTCCGCTCAGATTTCTCCACGTGGAATCCGAAGCTCATCTTCGTGGTGTATCCGCCTTTGATCTCTTCATAGAGCTGTCTACCCAGCTCCGTCCCGCCCAGATCTGCGGTGATCTTCAGCCCGTGCGCCTCCACAGCCAGTTTCAGCGTGCCATTCCCGGTCCTTGCAAACACCCGGCCCTCATGGTCATACTGCATGATGACATCGCTCATGTCGCACCCGTCAAAGGCGTGAGCGTCCACCATCTCCAGCACCTGATACCGCGCATCTCCCCACAGCTTGTATTCCTCGCCGAACGTTGTGGCGTACCCCTCGACGATCTTCCGGCCGTCCTCCGCCTCACGGATCTCGATCCCTGTCAGCCGGATATCCCGGTATTCCCGCTCATTTACTTTCATCGGCATCTTTCTTTCCTCCGTTTTCTCCGTCCCCGGCCTTCTTTGCCGGCGGATTCGTCACGTCGTAATATTCGCCTCTGGCCGGGATCTGATTCCCGATCTCATCCGGCAGCGGATCCATATTAAGAATTTCCCGCAGCTCGTTGCGTGTTGCCAGTCCCCGGTCTCCCAGCTGTGTCACCGCTTTCAGCTTGTCCTCATTTGACATGTACTGCAGGCGGTTACTGGAAAAGAAGATCTGATTCCCGTATCCGACCCGCTCGCGCTCAGAAAACAGCATCCCGCTGATCACCTCGCCCAGCTGGATCGCGAACCACTCCACAAATCCCTCATAGAACGCCAGCCACTCATCACCGAAGGCCTTGTTCTGCAGGATGTTTTCGTTCACGCCGAAATAATCAAACACATTGGACTTGATGTGTTCCTGCTGGTCCTTGTCGATGGTGTAGCCGCTGGTCTTCATCTCGTGGATGTCGCTGTATGTGTTCGGGAACAGCAGCACGCCCCCGGCTGTTTTCTTGTTCCCGAAGGTCACCTTGTTATACCTGGCCATTTCCTCGCTCAGGTCATCGTCGCTGGCCCAATTGTCGCTCTGCGCCCAGAACCGGTAGGCATTCCCGTTTTTGATCCCTTCGGTGATGCCCTGCCTCTGCATCGATATCAGATCCAGCACCGGCCGCATGGCGTCATTGCCCTCGCCGAATAGCTCATTGCTG